ACCTGTTACTAAGTGCTCATGGCTGCCTATGAACTCAGCTTTTTTGGGGCTTGGGGGCATCTTTATCTCCTTTGCTTAGAGCTTCTACGACTTCGACAAACTCTGTTTCTACTACTTTGGCGCCATATCTTTTGTACATGCTGTCCCGGTTATTTAATCTGGCATATGTTTCTGCTTCTTCAGGGCTTTCAGCTGCCACATTTATATAGTAACCAATTACTTCGGACATTAAAACCTTGTAAGTTTGTATCTCTGAAGTAACATCTATTTGCATCTTTAATTTATTGTTCATTTTTTTTACGCTCCTCATAAGCTTTTTGTTTGTCTTCTACTATTAGCCAAGAACCATACAGCCCAGCAGATACTAAAATAAAAAATACTAAGTACATAAATGCTTCAATCATTTTTAACGCCTCCTAAATAAGTTATTATATAGAATGTACCACCACGCTGTCCAATTTTATGTGCATCTTCTAAAGTTGCAGCGTACTGAGTACAGCCAGCTTCGTCCCAGTCAATTGCCCACATAATTAATTTCCTCTAAGTCATCATCGTCCAAACCTTCTGCAAGGTATGAGCAGTCATAATCAGTTGCGGTATAAAGTTGTACGTTGCCCTTATTGTCAGTTAGGGCTTCTCCATCTTCGCCTACTTTGTAGAATGTAATTTCCCATACTGCTATTGAATGTCTCATGCTGTCACCTCGCATTCAGTTTCTATCCAGACTTTAGCACCACAAGACAACGGTTTGTCTGGGCTATACACTACAGTAGCTACTACGTTACCAACACTATCTAATATCTTAACATGATTAGTCTTGCGGTTTTCTTTATAGTCTTTAACAGTTAAAACTGGCAAGTCAGCGCCTTTAGAGTTAGCTTTTATGTTGTGTTGATTAACATGAATTCTAGTTATCATAATCTTATCGCTCCATTGTTACTTTAAATTCTATTTCATCTAGGACACATCGGACAATCCGCTCAACCTCACAAGAATCTATGTCGCCTAAGTCTGCTCCGACTAGTGCTATGTCCACATAGTCTTTTACCATATCTTCTATGCCAGATAGCGCATTGTCAACAGTTGTTTCTATTTCATCGGCATCTGCCTTGTCTTCAATACTACATTCTAGCTCAGATATTCTGTACTCAAAGTCTTCTAAGGCCTCCTTTGCTCCGTCTACATCAAAGTCTAAACCCTTTGCAGCGTTAAGTTTTTCTATCCAGCCCCGCTGTATCTCAATCATGTCCACAGCTTCATCTAATCTCCGCTCTAGGCCAGCAATCCTGTTAGCATCCCGAATCTGTAAGCCTTCAAGCTCATTAGTCTTAGCAAGAATCTTCTCGTCTACATAGCGATCAAACATTTCAAATAGTTTATTCATTTTAATTTACCCCTTAATAATTTCAAAGATGTATCGGTTTTCTTCGGCTTTGTAAAAAGTATAGCGGCCTTTGCAATGAGCATTTGCAGCAGCAGTAACTCTGCTATATATGTTATCGCCTGTCTTACACTCTACCTCAAACCAGTGTCCACGCTTCATCGGTGCCAGAATATTTCTCCAATCTGAAGCCGGTTGCGTTATTCTTTTTGGTGCTGGTCGAGTAGTAATTACTTTTATGTTTAAAGGTTGTGCAGTTTTCATAGGTTTATCCTCAAAGTATATCGTTAATATTAAAATCAGTAGTAAATATCATTCGTGCCATATCATAATCCCATTCTTCAGGGTAGTCACTTATCTCATGAGCAGCTTTAATACCTGCTAACTCTTCAGGGCTGACCACCGGCTTAGCTTTACAGATAGTTCCTTTGCCTTGAATGCGTTGTCGTAGTATCTGGAATACTGTACAGCCTTGAACCTTAAAGGCTTCGGCAGCTTCCATATACTTCATATCTATTACATCGTGAAGCATGTCATGTTCCCAAGGTTCGCCACAGTGAGGGCAATATAAATCAAACATAATTTTATTCCTTATAGTTAATTTTAAATGGCTTACTGAATAACCGTATCCAGCAAGCAGCACATACATATAAACCTTTTTCTATAATGTCGGCTCTTTTACCGCAGCTACACTTTACCAAGACTATTCTCCTGTCAGATAAGTATAGTGAACTTCGCTAACATGATTAGCGTCTTTCCACTTCGGAGATTTTGTAGCTAGAAAGCTACACCAGCTATTCCAAAGATTTTCTGTGCCATATTCATGGCAAATCTGTATATAATTTCTAATTTTCTTCTTATTTGCTTCAATTCCTTTGACTGTTTTGGGATTTTTAGCAAGTGCAAAGTCTTTTGCGTCCAAGTTATACATTTTTATGTTGTGGCTGTCCATACAACCAACCAAACCAGCTGTTAGCTGACACATAAACCCAGCTTTTGGGACACCTAAGCCATCAACTCTTAAGAATATCTTCATGAGACTCATAGATTTACTAGCATCTGTCTTGCTACTGTTGATTACTGCCATCATTTGGCCATACATCATATGTTTATTGGCTTGCAAGTACTGGTAAGTCTTTTTCTTACCGCCCCAAAGTGACTTGGCACTAGATTTATTGGTGCGAACATCTTTTAATTGTGCTCCGATATTTAGCCAAGGCTGTCGGATGCTTAAAACTGTCATTAAAGTTACATCGGCCATGTTATCGGCTGATTGTTGAGCATAGTTTTGTACCTGAACACCGTGTATATTGTACATAATTGTCACCTGTAATTTGGTTGCTGTCGTTTTGACGTTTTCAATAGTGGCATTTTGTGTTGCTGGCTGTCAACCCCTTTCCCTGAGCATAATGCGGTTGTGAAAGAGTGCATCATGCTCAGGTGTGATAAAATCTAGGGAACTCGGCCTTGTTGAAGCAATAAGTTTTGGTTTAATTTGCAGCTCACGTCTATCAAATCCATTAAAATTCTACGGTCTTTGCCGTCTATCGGCATTGAACATACCCAAAGATACAAATCTTTAAACTCTTTAATGTTTTTAACATTCACTTCAGATAATTTCATAGTATATTCACCTAGTTTTTTTTAGTTTTAAAGTACTTTAAAGGGTTTTAATACCCTAACCACTGTAATACTTCGGTGGCTTTGTAGCTTTCGCGGTCTCCTAAGTCTTTTAAGAACTCAGGAACCGATGAACCGTGGTTTCTGACTTCGATTATAGCTCTTTTTTTGCTTATGACTAAGCCTTTGGCTGACTCATAGTAATCCATGCTAAACACCTCCCTGAAGTACATATATAAATATACTTAGAATATACGCGGCACCTATTAAAAAACTGAAACAAGTCATTTCGATTATAAAGTCTTTCATGCTCTTATCTCCATAGCTTTATTAAGTAATTTAACTTGTTCGCTGTTTAAAAAACAGACACTCATTGGATGCTTTCTTTCGTGCTTATATATTCTATTAGCGTTATCTACCGTGGGATTCAGTTCAAACTTAGCAATTAGCTTTTCCATCATGTTCACCTTATAAATTTTATATAGCCATCCTTGGCCGTTGATAATTCTATTTTATTTGCTCAGGATTGCTAGGATTGCATCGAGCTTGTTGTCAACGTCAGAGACTTTAGTCTCAAGTGCAGTGATCCTAGCATCCATCTTCTTAGCTACGCTATTGACAGCCGGTGTAGATTTTTTAGCAGCAGCAGTAGCCTTCGGCTTAACTTCTTTGATAACCTCAACCTTTGGTTCAACCTTCGCCTTAACTTTCTTGGCAGCCTTTGGCTTTTTCTTTGGCTTTTGCACCAGTTCTAGGAACTGAGCCGGAACAACTTGGTGCTCTCTGAAGTCTGTGACTTCGCCGTGAGTCATATGAGCATCTTGGTCGCCATAGAATTTATTCAGGATAGCGTTGAAGACCTTGGTAAGACCATAGCGCTCCGAAGGAGATGCAGCATGGATATTAGCGAAATGACAAGCTACTCCGTAGACTTGCTTAGCAGTGGCTAGTTTGTTCTGGTCGATGTTTGCAAATGTATTCATGTTATGTCACCTTATGTTTGTGTTGTGTTGAGCCGAAAGTGGCCTTGTCGTTTTGACGTTTTCCAAGCTACAGAAAAGCGATTTCGATGTCAACAACTTTTAGTGCGCAATTAATCCTGAGCGCATTATGCACGTGTTAACAGTCACGAAAAAAGCGAGGAACAGCTCTATACAGTGGTTTATACAGTGCTGTACAAATCAACAGTCAAGGTGTGTGTGCGGTGATGGTATCACTGTGCGTGATAAAACTAGGAAGGGATATAATATAAATATTATAAAATCTGCTAAGTGCTTGAAAGTCTTGGAAGAGTTTTTGAAGAATCTAAAGATTCTAAGACATCTTCAAAGTCTCCCTAGTTAGTAAACTAGAGCTGTGGCTTTGAAGGCTTTGAAGACTTTAAAAGTCTTGTAACATGCGCAGGAGGAGATAGATTTTGGAGGCTATTAAGACTTTTAAAGTCTTTCGTGCGAGGGGGGGCGGGCAGGTGGCCATGGGGGGTACCCACTATATATATACAATCTTATACATTTTGGGAAGAGATTGGTTGTATACCAGATAGCTCTGCAGCTTCAAAGCCCTTCAAAGCCGGGATACAGATACACAAGATGGACATGGATATAATGGCTATAGAACCCGGGGGGTCTTAATATCCATTATAGGGTTGAAATAGACTTTTGTCAAGAACTTTCTTCAAAATAATGAAAATAAACATTGACAAAACCTCAAATCAACCCTATAATAGAATATATATAATCAAAAAGAATAAGTAATGGCCGCTAAAGAACTAACAACCAAGCAAGAATCTTTCTTACATCATCTCATGGAATGTCATGGCGATGTACGTAAAGCAGCATCCTTAGCAGGCTACAGCGATTCTAGTTACCCAGCAGTAGTAAAGGCCCTAAAAACTGAGATACTAGACCTAGCTGCAAACATACTAGCACAGAGCGCACCCAAAGCAGCCCTAAAGCTAATAGACATAATGGACAGTGCAGAACCAATACCCCAAGCTAACATGCGTATACAAGCAGCACAGACCATCCTAGACCGCGTAGGCTTAGGCAAGACAGACAGAGTTGACATAACAGTCAACGGAGGTGGTGGTTTATTCATACTGCCCGCAAAACAAGAAACAATAATAGAAGGCTCCTATGAGGAGATCTAGTAGTACTATTCCTTTTGGTTACAGGCTAGATGTGAACAATACGCAGTTGTTGACACCTGTGCCCGAAGAACTAGAAGCACTAGACAAAGTCCTACCAATGATCAGAGACAGTGTGTTGTCTTTGCGCGAAGGCGCTATGTGGCTAGAACACACTACAGGTAGACCGCTGTCCCACATGGGCCTAAAGAAAATAGCTGCTAAACGCACATGAACGATTGGGAACTAAACCCCGGAAATTACGTCCAAGACGAAAGCGGAGAGTTCATACTCAAAGTAGACGGAACCCCGCGTAAGAAATCAGGTAGAGCAAAAGGATCTAAAGGACGTGGTTATAATTACCATTCTGAAACTAAAGCAAAGCTGGCAGCAAAGAAAGCTGTGCGCGAAAAGCAAAAGAAACTAAAAGCAGCACAGTCCAAAGTAGAGAACTACAAGAAGTCCATAAGCAATACCAAAAAGACTTTAGAAAAACTAGATGCCAAAGGTGCCGCAAGTACCGGAAATCTTTTAGAAGCCCCAGAACTTAATAGCTTGCCCAAAGCTTTAGCACAAGAAGCTGAACAAGAAATCATCTTCAGAGCCAACGAAGGCCCACAAGAAGACTTCCTTGCAGCAAGCGAAACAGACGTTCTGTACGGTGGTGCAGCTGGTGGTGGCAAGTCCTACGCTATGCTCGTAGACCCGCTTAGACACGCTCACAGGGCTGCTCACAGGGGCCTAATTCTTAGACGCTCTATGCCAGAGCTGCGAGAACTGATCGACAAGAGTCGTGAGTTGTACCCGAAAGCTTTTCCGGGCTGCAAGTACAAAGAAGTAGAAAAGCTTTGGAACTTCCCAAGCGGTGCAAAGATTGAGTTCGGGTTCTTGGAAAGAGACGCAGACGTATACCGTTACCAAGGACAAGCATATAGCTGGATAGGCTTTGATGAGATTACTCACTTGCCTACAGAGTTTTCTTGGAATTACTTGGCTTCGCGCTTAAGAACCACAGACCCCGAAATAACGCCGTACATGCGTTGTACAGCGAATCCGGGTGGAACAGGGGCTACATGGGTAAAGAAGCGTTACATTGATCCTGCGCCTTCCTATGAGCCTTTTAAGGGTGCTGACGGCTTAACGCGAAAGTTTATACCTGCCAGACTACAAGATAATCCGTACTTGGCCACAGATGGCCGATACGAAATGATGCTAAAAGCTTTGCCGCCAACACAGCGCCAACAGCTCTTAGACGGCAACTGGGATGTTGCAGAGGGCGCAGCCTTCACAGAGTTTAACCCGCTGGATCATGTCATTACGCCATTTGACATTCCGCTCCACTGGGAAAAAATAAAAGGGATTGACTATGGGTATGCTTCCGAAAGCGCTTGCGTTTGGGGAACAGTAGATCCCAGTGACGGAACACTAATTATTTATAGGGAACTGTACATGAAAGGTCTGACAGGTGTTGACTTAGCAGCGATGCTAACCAACATGGAGTTAGGCGATCCGATGTCAGTTCCCGGAGTTCTTGATACTGCGTGTTGGTCGCGCACAGGAACTATAGGCCCAACAGTCGGGGAAACTCTTCAAAGAGCTGGACACAAACTAAGAAGAGCAGACAAAAACCGAATACAAGGCAAGATACAAATCCACGAATACTTGAAGTTGCAGCAAAGCGGTAGGCCACGATTACAAATTTTTAATACATGCCCGAACCTGATACGCGAACTTCAAAGTATTCCTCTGGATAAATCCAACCCAGAAGACGTTAACACAAATGCACCGGATCACGCATACGATGCCTTACGTTATCTGATAATGTCAAGACCTCGTATTATGGATACGATGAGTCGAATGAGACAACTACAACGCGAAACAGTCTACGCTCCTGTGGATTCTGTTTTCGGTTATTAAAGGATAAAGTATTAAATGGCAGACAATGAAAATAGTTTACTAGACAACTCTGATTATCTGTACTTTGCTCCTGTGGAAAACGAAGACGGAATGCAGCTCAATTTTGAAGAAGATGTGCGCAATCGTTTTGTAGCTATTGTTGAAGAGCGGTTTTCAAGCGCTGAGCGTTCCAGAGAGTATGACGAAAGACGTTGGCTTCAGGCGTACCACAACTTTCGTGGCGTATACCCAAAGAATGTCAAGTTCCGCGAATCAGAAAAATCAAAAGTCTTTGTAAAAGTAACAAAGACAAAAGTGCTTGCAGCATACGGCCAATTGGTAGATGTGCTGTTTGGTACTGGTGATTTTCCAATTGGCGTAACAGAAACCAAAGTGACAGAAGGCGTTGCGCAATACAGCCATTTAAATACAACTTCTCCGGGTTTAGAAACAAGCACACAAAAAACAGAACCAGAAAAGAAAGAAAAGCCAGTCAGTCCATTTGATGTTGGCTACGTAGGAGACGGAAAGACTCTTAAGCCCGGAGCTACTTTTGCTAAAGGTAATAACTTCCTTGAAGAAGCTATTAAAGAAGCTAACTTAGAATTTGTTGAAGGCCCGTCACCAGACCCAGCAGTTCCTGAAAAGACACCTGCTAAAGACGCAGCCCGTGAAATGCAAAAGCTTATTCACGATCAGCTTGATGAATCTAATGGCGGCGGAGAACTACGTAACGCTTTGTTTGAAGCAGCACTATTTGGCACTGGCATTGTTAAAGGCCCATTTAATTTCAATAAGACTTTAAATCGCTGGGAAACAGACAAAGAAACAAAAGAAAGAACATACAAACCTGTATCTGTTCGTGTCCCGCGCATTGAGTTCGTAAGCATCTGGGACTTTTTCCCAGACCCTAACGCTACAACTATTCAAGAATGTGAGTATATTTTCCACCGCCACAAGATGAATCGTTCGCAGCTTCGAGGACTAGGAAAGCTTCCGTATTTTGACAAAGATAAAATCCGCGAATGTCTTGATTTAGGGCCAAACTACGTTGAAAAAGACTACGAGTTTGAACTTAAAGACGATGCTCGCACATCCGAATACGGCTCAGATCAGTACAGTGTTATTGAATATTGGGGAATAATGGATGCCGACTACGCTAAAGAAGTAGGTTTAGAGCTACCAGAAGGAGTAGATTCTTTAGATGAAGTTCAGGTCAATGCTTGGGTATGTAATGGCAAGCTACTCAGGGGTGTTATCAATCCATTCACTCCTTATAGATTACCGTACAACGCTTTTCCTTATGAGCGGAATCCTTATAGCTTTTTCGGTATTGGCGTTGCTGAAAATATGGATGACTCCCAGCAAATAATGAATGGCCATGCACGTATGGCAATTGATAACCTTGCGTTGTCAGGCTCTTTAGTTTTTGACGTTGACGAGTCTGCGTTGGTTGGTGGACAATCAATGGAGATTTATCCGGGTAAAGTGTTTAGACGACAAGCAGGAATGCAAGGCCAAGCAATTCATGGCTTAAAGTTCCCTAACACTTCTCAAGAAAACTTAATGATGTTTGATAAGTTTCGACAACTTGCAGACGAAGAGACAGGTATTCCTAGTTACTCTCACGGACAGACAGGCGTACAAAGCATGACAAGAACTGCGTCTGGTATGTCTATGTTGCTAGGTGCTGCGTCTTTGAATATGAAAACAGTAGTTAAGAATGTTGATGATTTCTTGTTGAAGCCATTGGGCGAGTACTTCTTTCAATGGAACATGCAGTTTTTTGAAGGCGAGCTAAACATTCGAGGCGATTTAGAAGTTAAAGCGCTAGGCACAAACAGCTTAATGCAAAAAGAAGTCCGCAGCCAACGCTTAACAATGTTTTTACAAACGGCCCAGAACCCAGCCATTGCTCCTTTTGTTAAGATCTCTAAGATCATTAGCGAACTAGCATACAGTTTGGATCTTGACCCTGACGAAATTCTTAATGATCCTGAAGAAGCAGCGATTATGGCAAGAATTATAGGAGCACAAAATGCTGGACAAGCAAATGGCGGCGCGGCTATCGCCCCTAATCAACAACCCGGAACTATGGGAAGCCCTCAAGGAGCACCTGAACAACCTCAAGAACTTGGAGTTACAGGGACTGGCGGTGGCAACATCGGAACTGGAAGTGTACCGCAAGCAGGGGAGAGTGAGTTCTCTGGCCGGACTCCTACAGCTTAGAGACCAAATAATTGAAGCAAGAAAGAGGGTAGAATAATGGCGGGTAAAGCAGGCATAATCTTAAGTCTTTTAGGCAAGCTAGATGACGCAGCAGAAAAAACAGTAGGCAAAAAAGTCTCTAAAGCTAAAATAGAGAAAATAGACGCTGAGCGAGTCCAAGAAGCACTAGATCAAAAGCTTATTGAGAACCCGCAGTACTTAGAAGAATTAAGCGATAAAGAATATAAAGCTTTAATGCGAGCGCTCCCTGCTAAATCTCAAGCTAATGTGATGGGCGATGACTACGCAATGGAAATGTATGAGCAACAAGCAGAAGCTGCTGGCGGCATGACTCCTAAAGAAGCTGCTGAAAACTTAAGTTTATTTCAAGACACTGAAGACATGTACGGATACTTGCAAAAACTTAAGCCACAACAGCTTAAAGAATTTAAAGAAAATGTATCAGAAGAAGATATTAATTTATACGGCCCTGCTTTAGATCTTTTAGAAACACTTACTCCTCGTGCTATTAAAATGGCTGGCGGTAAAATGAAAAACGATCCCTTTAAAGTAAAATACAATGAAGGTGGGGCAATTTCTAAAAAAGATATTGAACATATTAATAGCTTTAAAAATAAAAAAGATCGTGAATCATTAATAGGCAAGTATCAAATTTTTGCAGGGTATGACGCTGTTGAAAAAGCAGGTATTGATGAATTAAAAGAACCTAAAAAAGCTGAAAAGCTTAAAAAAGAAGCGGCTGAAAAGATATTAAAAGATTTAAAAAGACACGGTTTAAATATGGGTGGTATGCCAAAGTACAACGAAGGCTCTATGCTTGTAGCCCCTGAAATGGGTTTAGAAGACGAGATGCCAGAAGACACTTACGACAACATCCCTGAAGATGAAAAAGAAGCGGTAGAAGCTTCACAGCTTCCAGACGATGAAATGGAACAAGAACACCTTAAGTATGTTTTGAACGAAGCGCTTCCAATAGAAGATCAAGAGTATCTTATGGATATTCTCGACACAGATGAACGCTTAAACGATATTTTTGATAAAGTAATATCAACAGCAACAGAATTTTCTGGCGCTGGGGAAGTTAATGGCCCCGGAACTGGAACATCAGATTCGATTCCCGCAAGGTTATCGGATGGTGAATTTGTTTTCACCAAAAAAGCTACCGATCAGTTAGGCGCTGACAAGCTACAAACTATGATGGACGAAGCTGAAAGAGCCTATGACGGTGGTTTAATGAAGAAAGCATTTGGCGGCATGGTAGACGATATGCCTGTAGATCAAAAAAAAGGTATGTATGATCCTGCTCTTGAAGATGAAGAAATCAAAAAACAAATGATTGACGCTAATCAAATGCCAAGTGTAAGAAACCGATAAGGCCACTTCAAAATTCTTTGAACCCCTTATCATAATAAAAATCCAGAGGCCACCTTGGAGTATCAAGACCCTGTATTGTAAACGCGAACAGTACAGCCACCTTGAAAGACTGACAAGCCCCTAAAGGAGAGTGATAGAATGTTAGATGTTAATGACGATGTAAATGAACCACAAGCCAATCCGTACAACTCTAAGAAGTCTTGGCATACGCCAGATGCACCTAGTAGAGGAAGTGCTGATGGAATGTACTACGAAGAAGAAACTCAATCAAAGGCCACCCGTAGCTCGGCACCTTCCGAAGAGTCTTCTGAGAAAGGAAGTTCCAATTATAAAAAGAGATATGATGATTTAAAGAAACACTATGATCAACGTATTGCAGAATTTAAGCAGCGAGAACTCCAGCTAAAAGCAGCAAGTCAGGAACAACACGTTCCTTATGCGCCGCCAAAAAGCAAAGAAGATCTTCAAACTTTTAGGACACAGTACCCAGATCTGTATGATACTGTAGAAACTGTTGCGCATTTAAAAAGCGCTGAGCAACTTGAAGCTCTTAAAGCTAAGATGGCTATCATCGAAGAAAGAGAAGCTGCAATAGGGCGAAAAGAAGCAGAAGCTACATTGCGTTCACGGCATCCTGATTTTGAGGACATCCGTGGAGACGAAAAGTTTCATGCATGGGCTAAAGAACAACCTGAGCAAATTCAGGACTGGATTTACAACAACCCTAATAATGTTCCACTTGCAATCAAAGCTATTGATCTTTATAAAATGGAGACTGGTTTAAGTACAAAAGCTAAACAGCCGACAGGAAAATCACAATCTGCCAGATCAGCAGCTGACATGGTATCTACTAAAACAACTAGTGTGGATACTAAAGAACCAAAGATCTGGTCACAACGGGAAATTGCTAAACTGTCTATGGTTCAGTTCGATAAATACGAAAGTGAAATTGATCAAGCCATACTTGAAGGCAGAATAGTACCTTAATTAAATTGTCTTTTTTGGAGTAACATAACATGGCTTATAACGTATCTGACGCAAAGTTTGAACAGTCAACCACCACCAACGGTAACTTCGCTAGTGACGGCGCTGGTCAAACTAATCAGTTTTTCCTGCCAGCAGTATTTTCTAAGAAGGTTCTTAACTTCTTCCGAAAGTCTTCTGTAGCTGAAGCTATCACTAACACTGACTATGCCGGTGAAATTTCTGCTTACGGTGATTCTGTAAAGATCATCAAAGAACCAGAAATCACTGTCTATCAGTATGAGCGTGGTGCAGACGTAACTCAAACTAAACTGACTGACGTAGAAACTACTTTGATTGTAGATGTGGCTAACGCATTTAAATTCAAAGTTGACGACATTGAAACTGCAATGTCTCACGTAAACTTTAAAGAAATTGCATCTTCTTCTGCTGCTTACGCCTTGCGTGACGCATTTGATAGAGGCGTAATTGCTAAGATGTTTGCTGGTGTATCTGCTGCTTCCCCTAACCACGTTTTGGGTACTGACAGTGCTACTAACCTTGGTGCTGGTATTTTTGATGGCGCTGGCGCTATCGACATCTCTGGCGCTAACGATCCTCTTGATGTGATGGCTCACATGGCCCGTCTTCTTGACGAGCAGAACATCCCAGAAGAAGGCCGTTGGTTCTTGGCTCCACCTAGCTTCTACGAGCAACTGTCTCAGTCCAGCTCTAAGTTGATGTCTGTAGACTTCAATGCTGGTCAAGGCTTTATTCGCAACGGTCTGGTATCTTCAGGCAAGCTGCGTGGCTTTGACATGTACAAGTCTAACAACGTCCCCGGCACTAGCGCTGCAGCTGGTCAGATCCTTGCGGGTCACATCAGCTCAACTGCAACTGCACAGACTATCACCAGCACTGAAGTCCTTCGTGACCCAGATAGCTTTGGTGACATCTGCCGTGGTCTGCATGTTTATGGTGCTAAAGTATTGCGTCCTGATGCACTCGTATCAGCGTTCTACGAACTAGACTAAGAGTAGTAAGGAAACGGGGGGTGTAAAAACCCCTCGATTTTCTAAGGAGATTGTGTATGCCTCAAATAGGAAGCGCTACAAATAGAGTTAAGTTAGTAAACAATAAAAATAATAGGGTATTTGGCGACACAGGAAGTTGGTACAAGCCAGAAAATAAAAAGAAGTTTGATGATAATTGGGATGCTATTTTTAATAAAAAAGAAAAGGCAACTAAAGAAACTACACAGGCTGAATAAAAATGTCAACATCCTATTTAGAATTAACCAACGAGCTTTTACGAGAGTTGAATGAAGTTCCACTTACTTCTGGAAACTTTGTAAATGCTATTGGTGTTCAACAGCACGTTAAAGATTCTTTGAATCGTGCATACTTTGATATTATAAACGAAGAACCTCAGTGGCCTTTCTTATCCGTTGCCGAAAGCGGTGACGTAGATCCTATGTATGGCAATGTGTATGTTGAAACTGTTGCTGGAACACGCTTCTACGAACTAAAGCCAGCAAGCGATAGCATTACAACTGACTATGGTTCCGTTGATTGGGAAAACTTTTATATTACTACAGTTGGTGTAGCTGGTGAAACAGCCCCTTATACTGGCCGTAACTTACGTTTCATTACTACAGAAGAATGGAAAGACTACCGAAGAGTCTCCGAAAATTTAGACGCTGCTGACACACAGCAGTACGGACAACCAAACAGAGTTATCCGCAGTCCTGATGGCCGTAAGTTTGGTCTCAGCCCTATTCCAGATAAAGCGTATCGCGTATGGTTTTATGCGTGGACGCTCCCTACCAAGCTTGTTGCTTATTCTGATACTCTTGTATTTCCTGAAATGTATAGCTCAGTTCTTTTATCTAAAGCACGTTATTACATTTGGCAGTTTAAAGACAACCCACAAGCTGCTGCATTTGCGTTAGACGATTATAAAAAAGGTCTGCGTAGTATGCGTTCAAACCTTATTGAGCCTGCGCCAACTTATATCAAAGACGACAGAATGAGATTCGTATAATATGGCAGCTTCCCAACCTTTTGGTATTTCGTGTAAAGGTGGTTTAAATACTAACTTAAACCAGCTTGAAATGCTCGCGCAGCCCGGACTAGCTACAAAGCTTTTAAACTTTGAAGTAGATCCTGATGGCGGCTACCGGCGTATAAATGGCTATACTCCTTTTGGAGGAGCAAGCGCTACTCGCCCTACTGGCGCTTCTGACCCTATTTTTGGTGTTCATACATACGGAGACGGTGTTGTTGTCTGCGCAGGGACTGGTATTTATTTTAGTCAAGATGGTGTTAGTTGGTTACAGGTAAATAGATTGTCTGCCACTAACGGAGATACTTATGCTATTTTTACGGCTACAGCACTAGTCCCAAGAACAAATCAAAATCAATCTAGCTTTGCTGTGTTTTCTAATAGTTATGATTATGGCGAACTTCTTATTGCTGATGGTGCTAATGAGATTTTTTCTTTTAGAATGGAAGGCACAGGGCCGCTAAATACACGAACATTCCACACAAAAGAAGTTTCTGTTCTTTCCGGAACACACGCAGTTAAAGAAATTACAATTCACGATCATCATTTAATAGCTGCTGGTGTAGAAGATTCTGAGTCTACTTTATATTACAGTGCTAATTTAGATCCTGACAACTTTACTGGCCCCGGAGCAGGTGCGATTGCAATTTCAGATGTTATCGTAGGGATTAGAAGTTTTAGAAATGATTTATTTATATTCGGCAGAAACAGCCTACACAAGTTAATAAACATTAATGATTCAGCTACTATTCAAATTGTACCTGTAGCTAAAAACATAGGTTGTTTAAACGGCCAAAGCATTCAAGAAATTGGCGGTGACTTAGTGTTTTTAGCTCCTGATGGCATACGTTCTGTTGCTGGTACTTCACGTATTGGTGACGTAGAATTAGGATCAGTCAGCAGACAAATACAAGCAGTACTCGCAGACCTTGCATCTTCTATAAATACTTATATAATTTCAAGTGTTGTATTGCGAAGCAAATCTCAATATAGATTATTTTATACTGTTGCTGGGGAATCTCCGTCTTTGACTAAAGGAATTATTGGGACTCTTACTCCTAATGGTTTTGAGTGGTCACAAACACAAGGCATTCAAGCAACTGCTGTTAATGCTTATTTTAACAAAGACGGAATTGAAAAAGAATATCACGGAGATTATTTTGGTTATGTTTATAATCATGACACTGGAAATAGTTTCTATTCAAATGGACAGCCTTTTAATATTGCAGCTCAGTACGTAACACCAAACTATGATTTTGGAGATATTGGAACTCGAAAGACTTTACAATACGCAAAGATTTCTATTACGCCTGAAGGCGAAGTACAACCAACGCTAAGAGTACGCTACGATTACGAAGACACAGATATTCCGCAGCCGCCAGATTATATTTTAGATGCTGTACCGCTCCCTGCTTTATTCGGGAGCGCAGTGTTTGGAGTAGCTATTTTTGGCGCAAGTAATGATCCAATGCTTAGACAAGCTATACAAGGCAGCGGACATGCGTGTAGTTTTAGAATTAGTAGCACAGATCAAAAAGCCCCTTATGCAATTAATGGCATATACATAAATTACGTCCCAGCAGGCAGGAGATAACCCAGATGGCAGGAACAAGTTATACACGACAAAGCAGCCTTACAGACGGCGATACTATTACAGCAGCGCTTTTTAATGATGAATACAATCAACTGGTAAATGCTTTTGCATATTCTTCATCGGGCTTAACTGGGCATCAACACGATGGCGGCCCCGGTGAAGGCGGTAACATTGAAATTATTGGCGACCAAGATTTTAAAAACAAGATAGTTGTTGACAGCACTAACAACCGCTGGAGCGTTTACGTTGAAGTAGGTGGCACAGCCGTTGAACAAGTACGCATTGAAGATGGCGTAGTGTATCCTGTAACTGATAGTGACGTAGACTTGGGCACAGATGCAGCACGTTTTAAAGCTGCCTACATTGATAGCATCACAGCTACAACGTCTCTGACGCTTGGCACTAGCATTACAGTCAGTTCTATTCTAGATGAAGATGACATGGTTAGCAATAGCGCAACAGCTCTTGCAACTCAACAGAGCATTAAAGCTTACGTAGACGCACAAGTTACTGCACAAGACCTAGACCTGACTGACGGCACAACAAGTATCTCAATTGATTTAGACTCTGAAGCTTTGAGTGTTCTTGGCGGAACTGGTATTACTTCGACTGCAAGCGGCAATGGCGTAACGCTCGCAATAGATTCTACTGTAACTACGCTTACTGGTACACAAACACTAACCAATAAGACTCTAACTTCTCCTGACGTAAATGGCGGTACTATAGACGGCACTGTAATCGGTGGCACAACAGCCGCAGCAGGTTCATTTACAAACATTATAGTAGGCGGCACAGTCGATGGTCGTGATGTTGCTACAGATGGCGCAAAGCTAGATGGCATTGAAGCCCTTGCAGACGTAACAGACACTACAAACGTCACAGCCGCAGGCGCTCTAATGGATTCTGAAGTCACTAACCTTGCACAGGTTAAGGCTTTTGATTCTTCAGATTACGCTACAGCCGCACAAGGTGCTACAGCAGACGCTGCGTTGCCTAAAGCTGGTGGTGCTATGACTGGCGCTATCACAACCAACAGCACCTTTGATGGCCGTGATGTTGCTACTGACGGTACTAAGCTAGACGGCATTGAAGCCCTTGCAGACGTAACAGACACAGCTAATGTAACAGCCGCTGGTGCTTTGATGGACAGCGAGCTAACTAACATCACTGCTGTTAAAGCATTGAACCAAGGTGTTGCTACTACTGACAGCCCTAGTTTTGTAGGCTTAACTGCATCTGGCGAAATCACAGCCAACGGCGGCATAGCATTGGGCGATGGTGACAAGGCTACGTTTGGTGCT